CGCCTGTTGAGATAGCTCTACGGATCTCTTCAGCCGCATCATGTATTCAACGTCGGGTTCAATTCCAAATTTACCTGGTATAATTACTCTTGAGGCTGGAATTGATAAAGAGTCACCAATCACATCATCTAAAAGCCAAGGACCTACAATTTTCATGCAGTACAAAGTATCTGAAGCAGTTGGAGATAAAGAACCAGATTGTTTATTTGTGATTGGCTGACAAATTCCCAAAGCTGGAAGAGTCGAATTAATTAAATTAATTTGGGTTTCGCTAAATAACACAGTTTCCCAGTTTTGTTGTCCAATGGTAACACCAGGGAATTGTGAATTCAAAAAGCCTGGACCCCCATTTAATCCAATTTGTAATGCGACTTCATCCGCATCTAATGGAATAGTAGAAATTATTGTTGTCGATGTTTGACCTGATCCATTAAATGCGATCCAATATGGACCTTCTTGAATGATGCCAGCCAACGGATAGAATGTTTTCATCTCACGTGCATACCCAGAGAGATCGATTGTACCTTCCCAAGATACCATATTAGGATTAGATTGAAGGAGAGTCCAGCCATTAAGACCTGATAAGTCGGTCCACCCCATTCCATCAGCAGAAACTAAGTTACATGGTGGAATTTCAATTTTAAGTGTACGTGTATCTTCGCTTTCCATATAATCACCTCATTTTCTTTGCTACCTTATGAGCTTCCTTCTGTGCTCGCTTGAATCCATTCTTTGCCCAGGCTCCTGACTTGAGCTTGTACTTTCCAGCGACTCGCTTGAAAGCCTTACCGTACTTGATACTGTAAGCGCTAGCTTTCCGTTTCGCCTTTTTCTCAATAGGGGCAAGAAGGTTACTAACTGGCGTAGCAATGTCAGTAGAGACGCCAGCACTTACCAACAACTCCTGAAGTAGTTTACATGTCTCACAAGCCATAAGGAAATCATCCTCATTGGTCTGCGGTGCTTTGGATAGCAATTGCCATCCAGTCTTTAGTAGACAACTTGACTACTCTTGCACGAATTCTTGCTGTGATAGCTACTTCACTTGCTGAAGCGGAACCAGCTACATTAGAAGTTAAAAAGAGTCCATCATTAACAACTAGGAAGGCTTCTGATAAATTCGCAGGCCCAAAGTTATCAGGGAATAGATCTGTTCCAATGGTTCCCTGGTTATTACCGGCATCGATGTTCAAAGAACCTGATGCAACCAATGAATGATTATCAGCTCGTACTAAAGCGGCTCCAGGGTTTTGGTCTACTAGTTGAGTAGTCCATGCTGAATCAGTAGTTGCGAAAGACTTCAAATTTCCTCCAAAGGATCCTTGAGCTTGATATACGAAGTCAACTGATTCAATAGCAATTGCTTGACCTGTTGGCACATTAACATATGCTGAGAGGTCGATAGTTCCTTGGACAGTAGTACCATCAGCGGAAGCTGGGGGCATTATCACGGATTCAGTCAGGTAAAAAGAGCCAGTTACAGATTTGGTCATACAACCCCCCCATCGCTGACGGTGTATAAAGTAAACCACCAATGCGAACTGGTTCGTGAACCACGCTCCCGGATTAAATCTTCCTTACAGGTGAGGCATTAATATGCTCCATAATCCCAGCGGGGGCTAAGAGGAAGAGAGGGCCACATGCTATCGGAGCATAGAAAAGGAGAGAGAAACGAGCCTTTTCAGTTCTAGTTCAGTTTCATTTTTGGGTAATGCGTGCGCATAGGTTTATATCAAATCGCCTTTTAGGGGTGACTATGCGACCTATCAACGTTTCATTAGACAGCACGACGTGGGAATTAGCCAAAGGAAAGGCAAACTTTAGCGGTTGGGTGCGTCGTAAGTTGCTAGAAGAGGTCAAATTCAGCGACATGGTGTACCAATATCAATGCAATACTTGTCATTACAGCTTCTTTCAGAAGAAAGATAGGATTCAAGGGATCATGATGGCCGTCGATTGCTTAGAATGTGGGAAGACAGCAATGAAAACGGGTGTGACAGAATGACTGAAACTATTTACGATCACCTGTATTGGCAAATTGTGAATTTGGTTGGGGAAATAAAAGAGATATTTCCTAATCATAATCAACATAAGCACATCGATAATGCAATTAAATTATTAATCGATGCCAGATGTCAAATTACTTTGGCGGAGGATGATGAACAATGACTAAAGTTTCTATTCATGGGGGTCAAGTTGACGTTCTTTGTGCTTGTGGATATGTCGAATTTAAAGCATCGCCATTAGATTATGGTTTTAGATTAAACTTCACTTGTATTGATTGTCATATTCACTTCGCTTTGGATGTGTTGGAATGACTTGTTCAGAAGGTCAACATCTAAATTGCACCGGCGAGCTTGAGAAGTGCGGTTGTGTTTGGGAATACTGTAAGGACTGTTCTTATTCAGTTTGTTTCGCGATGTGTGACATGCACTTTCATCGTGACTTCGAAGAAGATTAAATTATCCTGGTACTTCCGAGCGATGAATGTTCATACGCGAGTATCTCTGGTGTCGACATTGCTCCAGAGAATCTTCTAGGTCCTCTCGATCTATCCAATGCTTCAGCATTAACAGCGATAAAGTCAGCAGCCTCAGCCGCGGATATGATTAAACGCAGTGGTGGGGGTAATGCTTTGCCAGTTGTGTTCGATAGAATATACAAATAGTAAAGAAATTCTAATGGAGCATCTAGTTCTTCAGGAGAACTAATTTCAAAATCCATTATATCACGCCTGTTGAGATAGCTCTACGGATCTCTTCAGCCGCATCATGTATTCAACGTCGGGTTCAATTCCAAATTTACCTGGTATAATTACTCTTGAGGCTGGAATTGATAAAGAGTCACCAATCACATCA